TGTTGATGGATCTGTATTGAGTTCATCAGGAGCAGCAAGGGCAGAGAGCTTATTCAAAAACTCAACACCTCTTGGCTCGATAATCTTCATCAAACCATCAGTTAAAAAAGTATTCAATCCAACAGCAGAGTTGCTGCTGTTTGAGTTACCAATGAATGTGGTACCCCACTCTACATCTTGAATAATAAAATCTGTATCTGTTCTCGAATCAATGAATATACAATATTGTCCAAGCCCATTTGGATCTCTTTTAATAGCTCGAGGGTTGTTGCCTGTTGGACGAACATAAAAATCACTATTCGAAATAAGACTGGTGATTGTAGGGTTAGTAGGATCCAAGTACGCTGTTGTATCCATAGCAATCAAAAAGAAATGATATGAATACGTACGATATGCATGTAATGCATTCTCCGTTTTGTCCTTCCTGTTTATAGGAGACGTATTAGGAGTTTCTGGTTGGTTGACTGTTGTACTTGTTGTTGCCATATGGATATAAGATATTTGTTTTTATGTCGTTGTTACAGGATTTCCACCAGATTGATATGTTAGGATTGACGAGAATACTCTTGACTTAGATGGGAGTGTTACAACAGCTCCAGTTATAAACTCTTCGTTGATATCAACAACCAAGTTATACTGTAATACTAACCACGCAAGCGTTGACTTACCATACATGTCATATGCAAGTAAATCTGGACGAGTATTATACTTCGCATCGAGAGTAAATGTAATATCATCTGGGGCAGTTGTGAACTGATATCCATCCCACCATCCAAGACGATCAGAAAATACATCCGTTAGTCCACCTTGAACATAACGTGTCATCGTGTTGTCTGTTGACTTTGTTGGTTGTGTATTAAACACTGTTGTTGGAGTTGTAGTTGCCATGATTAGAAGTTGACCAAACTACCAGCCTTAAATGCTTGTAGATTAAAATTTTGGTATGCATTAGGTGAATGTGTTTCGACCAACTGTAGTGATACAGTGACGATTGTAGGAACAGGAATCTGGTTTATTGTTGGTATATAATCTACATCTGATGGAAATGGAATATCTAGGCTCGTAATAACAACAGGAACTTCAAAAATGTTATTACCGATAGCTGGTACTTGAACATTATATGGTGGTTCTTTTTATGTTCAGGAAAATCCAAGTGATATAACGAGTGCTCAGTATCAAGCTAATGTAATTGCTGCATATAATCAGATTCAAATAGCTAAGGCTCATTTAGGTATCGTAGGAAAAAATCTATATGCTAATGCACCAGTTCCTCCTCCACCAACTTCACCTATGCCTTACCTTGCAAGTACAACTACACCAGCTACACAGCAAGTAGCTCCAACACCAACGGTTTACTCTGCTACAGATAGAACAGTTATTCAAGCCGAACTTCAACAT